ATTACCCAGTACACCACGGAAACGGACGAACAATACCGCGAGCGCTGCATCCGCGCCTTTGCATGGCAGCGCCTCGGCGGCGGCCAGCTCGGCATGCCGCAAATCCTGGCCCACTTCGGCTATCCCGGCACTTCAATGCTTAACGTCCGCCACGAGGACTCGGCCCGCTGGGCCGAGTTCAAGCCCAAGGTGCCGGTGCCGAGCACGGGCATTGCGGCGGAGGACTTCACCCGCATCGGCTGGATGGCGAACGAGACCAAGCCCGCCCGGTCCAAACTGGCGGGCATCCAGGCGGCCAGCTCCATCCCCGGCGGAGTGAACGCTGGCGGCATCACCTACACGACGATCCGCGTCCGGCTGACCCCGGAACGCACGACATCCATACGCATCATCGGCGCGGTCCACGGCGGCGGGTACACGCATACCGTCGCCCGAGTCCGCGCCTGATAGGCCGTGGGAAACACAAAATACAGGCTGTTCAAAAATGGTGAGATGCAAGGCGCGAAAAGAGTTCAAGGCCGAAGCGTACTTCCTGTACGTGAGGGGTTGGACTCTTTGAAGCAACGCCGCAGATCGCCGTTTTTCAACAGCCTGCCAAGGAGGAACGCATGTCTCTGATACTCACAAAAGCCGGGCTGAACGCCTACGCCCAGTCCGAAACGACCGGCACCAAGCTCCAGGCCACCCACATGGCCGTGGGCGACGGCGGCGGCGCACCCGTGGCCCACACGGACACGTCCGAGGCCCTGGTCAACGAAACATGGCGCGGCGAACTGCAAAGCATTGAGGTTGCCGCATCTGGCGAGGTCGAATTCACGGGACACGTCCCCATCACCATGGGCGGCTGGTACATCCGCGAAATCGCCATCTACGCGAACGATACCCTCCTGGCCCTGAGCAGCCACCCCGAAACCTGGAAGCCCGCCCCCGAGGCCCCGGACAAGGTCGAGCTGGTCATCACCGCCCCGGTCAAGTTCGCCAACACCGACAACATCAATCTGACCGTGGACACCACCAAGGTCCTGGCGAGCCAGGAGCATGTGGCGACCAAAATTGAAGAACATAACACCTCTGATGATGCCCATGCCGCCCTGTTGGGCGAGTACGCCCCCAAAGGGCATAAGCACCCGACCGAAGACGTCACGGCCCTGTTGTCCGATCCCCACACCTACGAGGCCGCCCAGCGCTATGCCCAAACGCCGCTCATCATCACCGGCGGTGCGGCAACATGGGATTGCCAATCAGCCCCGAGCGCGGTGCTTGTCCTGACCGGAGACGTGGCTCTTGCCGTAACCAACTACAACGCGGGGGCCTCCGCAGACCTGACCATCATTCAGGACGCGACCGGCGGATGGGCGTGTGCCATGCCTGCCGCGCTTTTGTGGCCGGACGGGGAAGGCTACGAGGGCACCACGGACGCCGGGGCCATAGACAGGATTTTCTTGACGCCCACCACCGACCCCACCGACGAGACGGTCAAGCCGCTGGCGACCGCTGAGTACAACTTCGGAGCCGTTAGCTAATGTCCTGGCTGAGACGCAAAATACAGCGGGCCAAGCCCAGGCACCGCAACTGGTTCGGAACAGGGGCCGACGGAGATATCCGCATCACCGCCACCGGAGCAGAGCAATCCTTTGACGGCGGCGTGACGTGGTCGACCATGGCGACGTGGATCATGGTCGGCTCGGTCGTATCCATCCCGTCCGTCCAGGATGGGGACATGGTCGTTGTCAACGCGCGATCCTGGAGCGTGGACGCAGGCATGACTCCGACCCTGGCCAACCGCTGCCGGGGCCTGCTCCTCTACTGCTCAACCGGCCCGCTGATCAATAACGGCGACATGTCAATGACCGCATGCGGCTGCCACGCCAACCCGGCTGACGGAGTGGTCACGGCCAATACCCCGGTCGCACCCAGCGACGGCAACCCCGTGTCAGCGGAAGGTCTGATCATCGCCCGGTTTGCTGCGGGCGGCACGAACACCGGGAGCAGCGACCTGAGCGGTTGCGGCACGGCAGCCAGGGCCTCTGAACAGCATCAGCCCTCTGTATCTAACGGTTTCGTTCTCCGCATCCCTCGCGTGGCCGGGCTCGGCGGCGTCGCACAACCCACGGCGGCCGCCGGGGGCACCCATCCCACTGGCCCGGGCGGCGGCGGGACCGGCGGCGGTATCGACGCTTATCCCGATTACCCCGGCGGGCCGGGCGGCGATGGCACCTGTTTTTCCGGCGGGGCTGGGGGAAGCGGCATGTCCGGCGATGGTTCGGCCCAGATCGCGGGCAATCCCGGAGATGATTACGGCGGTCCCGGCGCGGATGCCCCGCAGGACGGCCCGACTCCTCAGGGATTTGCCGGTGCGGGCAATCCCGCAGGCATGGACGGACCCCAGGCCGTCACTCATGCAGGCACCGCCGACGACGGCACGGGCGGTCTCGGCATCGCAGTTGTCAACGGCGACATCCTTGGCTCCGGCGTGTTTTCTTCAAAGGGATCGCCGGGAGGTCCGACGCTTTATAACGGAGCCCAAGACGGTGGGGGCGGCGGGTCCGGTGGCGGGCTGTGGGCGCTGCTGTACTCGGGCACCCTGTCCGAGGACATCACGCCCGACATGGATGGAGGGCTCGGCGGACAATTCCCCTACTACTCCGCTAGAAATGGTGGCCCCGGTGGCCGAGGAGCGTTTATCACCCAACAAATAGATCCTGCATAGGAGCACCACAACATGCAAAATTACAGATACGCCGACGGTTCCACCGGCCCGGCCCGGCAGATCATATTCAACGGACAGACTTTCCCGGCTTCCTATCTCTCCAAGAGGAAAGCGGAAAGCGAAGCCGAATGGCTTGAGCGCCTTTCCGCTATCGGCGTGAAGCCGGTCATCTACGAGGCGTGGAAGGGGGACCCGAACACCCAAGAAAAAGGCGAGGTCGTGGAAACCGAAACGGACGGGTGGATCGTCATAAGCTACCCGAACACCACGGACAAAACGCCGGTCTTCAACAAATCCACCAGGGAAGTGATGTACGTGGCCGCCGACCAGACGATCCCCGACACGTATATCGCCCTGGAACCAGGATACGGCGTGTATTCGACCTGGGACGCCGACGCCGCCGCCTGGGCCTACAACACGGACAGGGCGTCGGCGAACGTGCGCTCCCAGCGCGATACGCTTCTGGATGAATGCGATTGGACACAGGTAGCGGACGCTCCCCTGACCACGGAAGAGGTAGCCGAATGGACCACCTACCGACAGGCATTGCGCGATATTCCCCAGCAGGTGGGCTTCCCGGAGACTGTTGATTGGCCGGTAGAGCCAGAGTAACCGTTTTAGCTCTTTGACAATCGAATACGCATAGCCCCAAGACAAAAACCCGCCGGACAAGTCCAGCGGGCCATTACTAAGAGGAACAGGTGGGGGCTCTGACACGCCCCCACTGTCCCGGCGCTGCAACGCCGGAACACGGCCCCCCGGACGGCAGCCACCGCCCGTTGAGATAACCCGCTGCTCCATTCCCCTGATCAGGGTAGCGGCAAGGTTACAAGGGGCAACCCAAGTGTCAATTAAAATGAGAAAATCTGAAATCCGTTGTGGCAACTGCAACCGTCTGCTCGGCAAAGGGCAGGCGATCAACCTCCAAATCAAGTGCCCCCGTTGCGGCACCCTCAACCACCTGAAAGCCACGAGCCTCAACACAGAAAGCCAACGAGCCTCCACCGGAGATTCGTGTGAAGATACAGATAGGCAATGCAACCATGTGCCAAGGCGAGGCCTTGACCCATTTGAAGACATTGGATGAATGCTCGGTCGATGCCGTGCTAACGGACCCGCCGTATTCCAGCGGCGGCCTGACCATCGGGCAGCGGCAGCAAGCGCCGTCGAAGAAGTACCAAAGCTCCGACGCGCAGAAGAAGTTCGCCGACTTCCCCGGCGACAACCGGGACCAGCGCTCGTTCATCACCTGGGCCACGCTCTGGCTCGCAGAGGCCTACCGCGTCACCAAGCCCGGCGGCGTCTGCATGATGTTCACGGACTGGCGGCAGCTCCCGGCCATGACCGACGCCCTGCAAGCGGGCGGCTGGCTATGGCGCAACATCGTCGTTTGGGACAAACCCACGGCCCGCCCGTCCAAGGGCGAATTCAAACGCCAATGCGAGTTCGTCCTCATCGGCAGCAAGGGCAAGCTGACCCCGGCCACCGACCGATGCCTCCCCGGCGTCTACCGGCATTCCATAGTCGCCAGCTCCAAGCGCCTGCACCTGACCGAGAAGCCGGTCCCGCTCCTCCACGATCTGCTCCAGATCACCCCGGAAGGCGGCACCATCCTAGACCCCTTCGCAGGCTCTGCCACCACAGCCCAAGCCTGCCTCGAAACAGGCCGACAGTTCATAGGCATCGAACTCTCCCAAACCTACTTCGAAACAGCCTGCACCCGCCTCAAAACCCTAGCCAACTGGACCCTCTAACCACCCCCACCAACCAACCCGCATAGCATCCGCCATGCCAAACCAAAAATCGGCCACGCAAGTTTTCTCAACTTACGTGGCCGATTTTCTCAAATTGAATGTCAGCTTACAGTATGATGATTACGGAGAAACGGCGTAGTACAGAATAGCTACAGAAACCGTGATCTGGGCCAGCCCACAAAGAAAAAGGACTTCGAGCAAACGCTTGAAGTCCTTAACTTTCTTGTGGTGGAGCTGGAGGGAATCGAACCCACGACCTCTTGAATGCCATTC